CTATCTGAAGCATATCATCATTCAACTTAGTGAAAATACTAAGTTCAAAGTCTAGATTATATGGTACAGGAAGATATGTTTTTGCTAATGTTTTCTTATCTCCTTTTACTCCCTTTAAAAATGTTTGTGTAGTTGTTGATTTTCTTGCAGGATCATAATTAAGACCATTTAATTCAAATGACATTCTTGGCAATGTAATCTGAACTGGTCTGTTTAAATCAGGGACTTGTTCTAGTCTTGCTAAGAACTTTTGAGTAGGACCATATGCCAAAGGAACTTTAGTCGTACTAACAACTGAATCATCACTATTAGTATGATTAATATTAATATTATTAAAGATAGAACCAAAAGCAATAATGGTTCTTCTCATTATTTCGTGATAAAAATATTCAAACATTGTTATAGTCCTGACATATTATTTAGGGCATTCCAAATGGATTGGTTTCAGTGAAGTCAATGATATCATCTGCTTCACTTTCTATATTAGTATTATCAGCAAATCCACTATCAACATTAGTGTCTGAAGTCTTTTGGTATTCATATTGAGCACCAGATGTGCTACCTGTAATAACCTCACCATCAGTAAACTCTCCAGTAGTGATAGAAACCTTAAGTTCAAGTGTAGATGCATCCCATGATTTAACTCTACCAGTAGAACTACTTGCAGCACCAGTTATCACCTCATTGAATTCATAGTTACCTGATCCACCCATGAATGGTGCAGTGACTGTAATGCTAGGAGCAACAGTATATCCAGCACCAGAATTGGTGATACCAATTTGTGTAACAATACCTACACTATTGATGTATGCCACTGCAGTTGCTGTTGTACCAGAGCCAGGTGCCCCTGTAAAGGTTATTACTGGAACTGTAGAGTATCCAGTACCTCCAGAGGTAATTGTTACTATTCCAATAGCACCATCAGATATAGAAGCAGTAGCAGCAAAACCTGCTCCACCTCCACCTACTACCTGAACTTCTGGTTCTTGACCTATGGTGTATCCAAAACCTGGATTGATTAAATCTATTCTTTCTATCTTTGATGTCTTGTCTCCAGTATAATCAACTAAATCATCTCTCATAGATGCTACACCTACAGCAGTCAAACCTGCAGATGGAGCAGAAGAAATAGCAACTCTTGGAAGACTGGTAAAATCACTTCCCCTATTTAGAATAGTGACCTGTCTTATTGCACCATCAACAATACCTGTGGTAAGAACTGCTGTGGTTCCTGAAGATACTAAGGTAAGTGTTTCAATATAACCTGCTTTTTCTAAGTTATCATCAATGTCACCCACCCCAGTATCAATGACTTCATCCTCATATCTGTAAAGTTCACATCTAAGTTCATATACATAATTCTTTTTCAACTGGTAGAATGGTTTCTCATGTTCTACAAACTTAATCTCAAATAATCTATCCCCTAGTGGGAAGTATATTAAATCTCCCTCTTTGGGTCTAGTTGCTAATTCTATGTTTGGTATGTTCTTAATAAGTGGTGTGATATAATTTTCAAATCTATCTCTTGATATTACCAATGTCAAATCATCAAGAGCTTGAACACCAAACTTAGATAGGAGAGAACCTTGTCCCTCATACCCATCAAAAGTATCTACATAAGCCTCTAGTGGAATTGCTTCCTCAAACTTAGACTCTATGACTTCCTGTATGACAGTATTTTTGGTCATGTATCTTCTAGGGATGTAGAAAATCTCCACCCCATACATTTTAATCTGTTCATTAATTAAACTTTGAACTAGATTTTGTTCACCAGAAGACCCTTGTAAGAAGAAAGGATTAAGTGCCATATTATTAACCTATCATATCTAGTGGAGGAAGTTCATAAGTATTAGACATCATCTCCCTTATCTTATCTAAGTCTTTTTCACCATCCTCATATATTTCCCTTCCATTCAATTCTACTCCACCTGGCAATTTAACACCTTGAAACTTCATGAGATTTTGTCCCCATTGTCTCTTGATAAGTGCAGTAGCATATGGTTTTAAAAATGAATCATTATATACTTTTGGATAGTCATCTGGATTCATCAATCTAAAACAATCTATGACTAGAAAATCATCAACACTAACAGAACCCCAATCAATATCTAAGTACATTCTGTCCTGTCTTTTATTAAATCTAATTTGCTTCTCTGTAGTCAATAGAAAATCAATATCTTCTAGGTATGTTTTCACCATAGCATAAGAAAGAAGTTCAGTGGAACCCCAATAGTAAATATCATTTAAAAATAACTGATACTTAACACTAAACATATTGTTAGTGATAGTGTTAGTTCCATCAAAATGAAATACCTTTGTAACACCTATTACTTCATTTGGAATTACTAAGTAATTACTATTCTCCTCATAATCAAATTGAACTGAAGAACCAGCAACATCTCCAGTGGCACTTGTTGTTGTTATTCCAACTCCATTACTTCCTGCTTTTGCTTTTCCTCTATCAATATCATCTTGAGTTATCTTATACTTCATATAAGTTTGATAGACTCCATCAAAATGTCTTTCTTGAAAGTATTGAAGGGCATCATCTATCAAATCATCTATCTGTTCATCAGCAACATTTATTTCTAAAACAGGCGCACCAAGTTTTCTCTTGCAGTAATCAATCAGTTCTGATCTAGTTGAAGGTTGCGCCATCTATCTACTTTACTAGTATAATGTTATTTATGAAGGAGCAGAAGAGATACCAGGTATGACTAATACATCTCCTGACACTATTCTAAAAATTGATGATCCAGATCCAACTAAAACATCATATACATATCTTCCTTCTGTTAAATTTCTAGTAGCAGTAGACCCTAGTGATATTCTAAATTCTCCACCTTTTGCACTTGTGAATCCAACATTGAATGTTGCTTGAGCACCTAATGTTGCACCAATGGCAACACTCTTTGCAAGTTGAGCAGAACCAGTATATCCAGTAAAATCAAAAGCAGTTCCAGATGTACCAACCACAGTGTAGTCAGCATCTAAGTCTGCCCCTGTATTGATGGTGAGATTTACACCATATGCAACACCTGAACTAGGATCAAAAGTAAAAGTGTTTTTAGCCATTAGATAGTGCTCTTAGTAAATTTTTGATTTCATTTATATCATCCTTTAAATTTTTCAAATCACTCTCCATATTATCTATTCTATCTTCTCCTTGTTGCCTTTGGGCACGTCTTTTAAGATAGTTGTCATACTGAGATGAATCATTATTTAAAATAGCTCTGGTGCTATTATCACGAATCAAATCAGTATGTCCTTTTACATTTGAGTATTTCATATTATGCAAGTGCAAGAACTCTTAAATTTCTCATTCTAGGTGGTTGAGCTTGGTTAGTACCAGTTCCAACTAACTTAATACTAAAGTTTCTAAATGTTGGTAGATTATCAATTGTAAATTCATAATCATTATAGACAACCTGATTAGATGTATATGCTATCACATCAGTTTTTGGAACTAATTTATCAGGCAAACCATTACTCTTATATGGATCTATCACCTGTCCAGTGTTGAACAAATTATTAAATCCAGGAAATGGTTGATAAACCAAATCACCATTAGGATCATCAGTTACAGCATAGAATGCTCTAATGTCACTAGTAACATTAACATGTGCTTCTAAGTGAATTTTGATAGAAGTTGCTCCATTCTCTAAAGTAATTGGTTTAGTAGCATATACAAAAGAGTTAGGATCATCTAGTAAATTATTAATCCTATTGTCAGTAATATAATTTGTAATTGGTTGATTCAATCTATTGGAAGTAAGGATAACAGCAACTCTATCCAAATCAATTATAGGTGATACAAAAGGAGATCCACTCTCAAGAGATAAATTCATTGTGAATGATCTATTATCTGGTAGATCAGATAATAAAGTTGTCTCATTAATTCTAGAAGATATGATTCTAGGACTAGACATATAATTGTTTGTTGTTAAACTGATATCCTCAAACCCTTGATCTACAAATGAAGCCTCTGATCCATTAACACTAGATCCACTAACAGTTCTTATCTGAGAAGTCACATTGGTTGTGGTTGGTGTAATATTTTGAACAATAGGTCTTACAATTTCAAATGGCATGTTCTCACTGGATAGAGAATTTTCTCCTCCTGTTGATTTAGTGTCATTAAAGTGTAATATTGGAAGACTAGTTCCTACTGATCTATCTACACCATTAGTTGACATATCAACTTTAATATTATAGTGATCTAATCCTATTGGATCTGATATAGTAACATTTGATAAATTGTGATTTGTATTAATCCTTCTTAATGATACACCATTCAATTCATACTTATGAACTAAATCTCCACTAGCATGTGTGAGAGTTTGACTAGAATCCACTCCTCTAGTGACACCAGTTAATGTGTTACCAGATACACCACTGTAAGAAAGAATTTCACTTCCAACTTTAACAAATCCAAGATTAGTAGATCCAACACCCACATTTTCAAACTGAGCAAAGTTTGTTCCATCATTCAGTATAAGAGATCCAGTTGAGGTTGAATCATATGCTGCAGATAATTCAGTTGCAGGAACATCAGTCTTAATATTTTCAAGAGTCACTACATTTTGAGTAGAATGCATTCCATGATTTTTTTGATTGACTTTAATATGAACACCATCAGTAACTGTTTCTGGTGTTGCTGATAGGAATACATTTCCACCAGCACTAAAGTTTAGAGTTGTTGTTACACCAGAACTATTAATATACTGGAATGTTTTTCCTACTCCAGTAGCAAATTCTCCCTGAACATTATCAAGAACAAATTCATTTGTTCCAGTCAATGTGGTTATTGAGAATTGAATACCACTTCCAAGAGAATTAATTCC